CTTGCCCGTAAGTTTGGTGAGTTCTCACCCGAAGCAACGGCAGCAGCGCAAAAGGTTGCCAAGCTGAAAGATGAAATGGGCGACTTCCAGCAGCGTGTCGCAGGTTTAAACCCCGATAAATTCCAAGCGATTGCAGGCGTTACGCAAGGTATTGCAGGCGGTATTTCTGCTGCCACTGGTGCAATGGCCTTATTTGGTGCTGAAAGCGAAGATGCACAAAAGACACTTGCAAAGGTTCAGGGTGCGATTGCCTTTTCGCAGGGTATACAGCAGTTGTTGGATATGCGGAACTCATTTGGGGCAATGGCTACCACGATTAAAACGCAGGTCATTACAGCATTTACAACGCTGAGAGGTGCTATGATGGCAACTGGTATTGGACTGTTAGTTGCTGGTGTTGCTGCTTTAATAGCTAATTTTGAAAAGGTATCTGCATGGATTAAAAATAGCCCATTTGGAGCATTGGCAAATGGAATAGGCGATGTAATTAATGCAATAACAGATTGGATAGGTATTACAAGTGAAGCACAACGTCAGACGGACAAGATGCTAAAAGATACCGAAAAAAGCATTAAGCAAACAGAAACATTTTTAGAGGCGAATGGTGACAAATATGATGCTTATACAAATCGTAAAATCAAAGCAAACCTTGATTACAAAAAAAAGGTATTGGAGGTCAATAAAGATGAAACACTTTCAGAGGCACAAAAACAGGCCATATTAAAACAGTTCCGTGATAAAGCTGACAGGGAAATAAAAAAGGCAGACAGCGAGCGTGCAGCCGAGTCAACAAAAGCGAAAAAAGATGAACTAAAAAAGAGTGAGGAACTTGCACAAAAACAACGTGAACTTGCCGAGCAGCGTAAACAAAATCAGCTCGAAATCAATGCCACGATGTTGGCACTTGACCAATCCACTCTTGATGCACAAATCAAAGCGGCTGATGCGGCTTTCGCCACAAAGGTAACGCAGTTGAAAAATCAAGGGTACACGGAAAAGCAAATTGCAATTCTGCGTGATGCGGAACTTGAAAAGGTACGTACAGCGTTCTATGATAAACAAAAGGCAGACCAAGAAAAAGCCAACAAGGAACGTGAGGACAACTTTAAGCAAACAACTGAAAAGGAAATTGCAGATGCTCAAAAGGCAACAGATGACTATTTTACCATACAACAAACTGCCTTAATACAACAGGGCGCAACACAAGCTGAATTTGATGCACTTGAACTTAAAAGATTAAATGCACAATTACAAAATGCCCGTGATTACGGAAAAAGCACAGTAGATATTGAAAAAGATATTGCGGCAAAGAAAAAAGACATATACGACAAGGATGCCAAAGCCAAAGAGGACACAGAAAAAGCAAAACGTGCGGCTGAAATGGCAACCCTCGAAAGTGCATCGTCAATAATTGGCTCTCTCGGTCAGTTGTTTGGTGAAAGCGAAAAGTCGCAAAAGGCGTTTGGCCTTGCTCAAATCGCAGTTGATACCGCAAAGGCATTGACCGCAGCACAAGCCAACGCAATGGCTCCTACACCTGACAACGTGGCGACAAGTGGTGCTGCTGGTTTTGCTAAATATGCCGGATATGTTGCCATTATTCTTTCAAACGTAGCAAGGGCAAGGGCGTTGATAAAAGGTTCCGGTGGTGGAGGTGGAGGCGGTGGCTCTGCTGCTGCACCTGCTGCCCCGTCATTTGCACCTACCGTTGGCGGTGGATTGCCCGATGAGCAGCAGTTCGGTGGAATGGGCAGGGTGTATGTGTTAGAGGGTGATATTACCAAAACCCAAACCCGTGTCCGCAGGTTAAGAAATACGAGCGTTGTTTAAACCTACTTTTAAAGATATGGACTTGCCAGTTTACAAAATCATAGTTAATGAGGATGACGATACCGGGGTTGATGTAGTTTCTTTCGTGGAACGCCCAGCAATACAAAAGGACTTCATGCTGTTTAATCAGCAGTTTGTGGAACCGGGTGCAAAGGAAACCGAGGATGAATTTATCAGCAGGTGTATTCCGGTCATGATTGGTGAGGGCATGGAACAAGAGCAAGCCGCAGCCGTGTGTTATTCTAAGTGGGAAAGCCGCAAGGAATTTGAAAGCTACGATGACTATCCCGAAGCCGCCAAAGAAAATGCAAAGATTGCACTACGTTGGGCAGAGGAAAACGGCTGGGGTGATTGCGGCACACCCGTTGGCAAGATAAGAGCAAACCAGTTGGCAAACGGTGAAGCCATCACCCGTGAAACCATTGCACGAATGGCAGGGTTTGAACGCCACAGACAGAACAGCGACAAAGAACTTGGAGATGGATGCGGTAGATTGATGTGGTTAGCGTGGGGTGGTGATGAGGGCATTGAATGGGCGAGCCGTAAACTGCAACAGATAGACATGAAACAAGCGTATTCAGTGCAGGATGAAGAGAAACGCATTGTGACTGGCCCAGCAATGTTGGCCGATTTACCCATTTACCGCTATGATGATGTACGTGGTGAGTACTATGTAACCTTTGATGCACCTACCATTTGGACTATTGCCAAAAAATTTGTCCGTAAAAACTTCTACAAGGCCGTAAATACCGACCACGAAACCCCGGTTGATGGTGGTGTCCACATGATTGAGAGTTACTTTATTGACCGAGAGCGTGGTGTTATGCCACCCAAAGGATATGAGGATGCCAAAGACGGTAGCTGGTTTCTCACCTATTTAGTGGACAATGACGAATTGTGGGCAAAAGTCAAGGCAGGTGAATGGAAAGGGTTTTCGGTTGAGGGGTTTTTTGACATGGAAGAGCAAGACGAAGTCGTAACCCTGATGCGTGAAATAGCTGCCATGCTGAAAAATTTTGCATAGGTTTTTGGTCTTGTACCTTTTATGGTATGGATTTCAAAACAGAACTTAACGAAATGAAAAGCGGACTTGCGGCTTTTATGGCCGAAGTAAAGCAGCGTTTCAATGAAGTTCCTGCACCCGTTGAAGCTGCGTTTGGTGAGTTGACTTTGGTTGACGGTACAATCGTAGTATTTGACGGTGACGAATTAAACGTGGGTAGTATGTTATCGGTTAAAACAGAGGAGGGCATTGTGCCTGCCCCTGATGCCGTACACGAAACCACCGATGGCCTGCTTGTAACTACAAAAGACGGAGTTGTTGAACTTATCGAAGAGAAAACAATGCCCGTTGAGGAAGTTGAGGTTGAAAATCAATTCGCATCGCTGGAACAATTTGATGCTCTGCGTGCCGCCAATGAGGAAATGGCAAAGAAAATCGCCACCCTCGAAACCGCCCTTATCAATGTGTTGGGCAAAGTAGAAGAAACTTTCAGCGTGTTTGAAAAGTTTGCATCTGCTACACCTGAGCCGACCAAAAAGCCAATCGGTGCAGTAAAGAAAAATCAACAGGACAACTTCAATGGCTTTTTGTCCGCAATCAAAAAAAACAAATAATTAAATAATCATGGCATTTGACGTATCTGGTTTATCGAATTACACCAAAGAGGAAAGCTTACAGCTTCTGACCAAAGCTATGTTCACCGCTAAAACAGCTTCATTGCTGCAAGGTGCTGGACAGGTTCTCCCTGGTATCAAATCGGCAGAAATTCTGCCCCTGCTTTCAAGCGAAGTATTTTTCCAATCCGACAGCTGTTCTTATAGCAGTAGCGGCACAACCACCCTGTCACGCAGAACGCTGACCGTTGGTAAGTGCAAGGTGCAGGAAACTCTTTGCCCGAAAGACCTTGAAACTAAATACACCCAGAAAGCACTTGCTGCTGGCGAAGCTATTGACATGGGCGTATTCACTGAACAAATCGGTGCTGAAAAAGCAATGGACATTGCCGAAGCCCTCGAAACTGCTATTTGGCAGGGTGATGCAACTGGTGGTGCTGGAAACAACGGTTTTTGGGATGGCTTTTTGACTATCCTTGACGACCTCGGTTTTGGCGGCGCTGGCGACCCTATCCGCGGTAACGTGGGTGGTGCTTACTCTTCAATCACTGCTTCAAACATCGATGACATTCTGGGTACTATCTACGGTGTTATTCCTGCTGCTCTGCTTGACAAAGCCGACCTGTTTATCGCAATGGGTACTGACACCTTCCGTCTGTATCGTCAGTGGTTGGTTGGTGCAAACTTGTTCCACTACTCGCCCGCTGAAATCCAGAGCATGGAAATTGTTGACCCTATCACAGGCATCCGCATCTATGGTTTGAACGGTATGAACGGTAGCAACAAAATCGTTGCTGGTTTGTGGAGCAACTTCTTCTTAGGCACTGACCTGATGAATGAAGAAGAAAACTTTGAGTTTATCTTCAACCCATTTGAGCGTCGTGTGCAGTTCCACGCTGCTTTCAAATATGGCTGTCAGATTGCATGGCCTGAGCAGGTTGTTTACTTCAAACTCTAACCGTTTAGTAAGTTACAAAATAGTAAGTTTAACCCGGGGGGTGGGGATACAACCTCACCCCCTTTTTAATAAAAAAAAATTAAAATATGTGTCAGTTAACCACGGGCTTTGTACTTGACTGTAAGACAGCAAGTGCAGGCATTAAGACCATTTGGCTTGTTGAATTTTCAGCGAAGTCAACCCTCACTAAATCAAGCGGAGAAGTATCCGCCCACACCTTGTCAGGTGGCAAATCTTATTTCAAGTACGAACTTGAAAAAGAAACTGCCTCTATGACTTGGCGTACTATTCCCTCAACCGAGAACGGCACTGTATTTTACGAAGCCGACCTTGTTGCTCGTCTGCACAAAGTAACAACCGCCCAGCGTAACGAAATTAAGCTGCTGGCACAGAACAGAATGTTGGCCATTGCCCTTGATGCAAGCGGTGACTACTGGCTGTTGGGTGCTGACTATGGTGTTCAGTTGCAGCAGAGTGAAAGCAATTTCGGTCAGGCATTTGGTGACTTCAAAGGTCATGTGCTGAACTTTTTGC